CACTCATTGACAGGATCGCGTCGGGGTCACGTGCGAACACGCCGCTGCCGCTCGCCCTGTCAGCCGCATTCGAGTACTTGGACGAAGCGCCCTTCGAGAAGTGGTGGCTGTAGACCATCGCGCAGCCGCATTCGGTGGCGATGGAGTCGAACAGGTTGCAGAAAGCGGCCATCTCGGATGCAGAGTTCTCGTCTCCGGTTATCACCTTGTAAATGGGGTCGATGATGATTGCCATGAGCTTTGCGTCCCTGTAGCGCCTGATGAGCGTCGGTGCCAGCTTGTCCAGCGGCACCGAGCGACCTCTGAGGTTCAGCACCAGAACATCATCCGTGTGCTTGCAGCCGCCCATCGCGCGGCATATGTCGCGGAATCGATGCTTGCAGCTTATCGCGTCCAACTCCAAGTTGACGTAGAGAACCTTGCCCTGCATGACCGGATGCCCCAGCCATGGGCGTCCCTCGGCGATGCAGACCGCCAACTCCTGCAACAGAAAGCTCTTGCCAGCCTTTGACGGCGCGGCGATGAGCATCTTGTGACCCATGCGCAGAAAACCGCCGATAAGCTCCGGTGCGAGGTCTGGCAAATTGTCCAGGTCACCCAAGGGCTCCTCTGCGGGGAGCGTGTCGTTGGTTTCTTCGACCCACTCGCGCCACTCGTCCCACGACCTCTTGCCCACGTCGCGCTCTACTATGCGCTGCCATTGTCCGTCTCGCCTGACACCTGGCATTCTGCTGTAGCGTGACGGGTTCTTGTTGGCCTCGTCAACACGCAGGCCATTCTTTGCGCAGAAGGCGTAGAGGAACGCCACGCGCTCTCGATACTCGGTGATGTTGAGCGCGTCCACCTTGACTATCGCGTGAAGCGAGTGGTGGCCGCTGTGTACGAGGAAGCGTATCGGCAGTTCCAGCTTGCGGTAAATGGCGTACTGCGTCTCGATGTCATCCTCGTCGGACTCGATTATCGCGTTGGCGAAGCGCGTGACGTTGCCGTTGCCGTCGCCGTGGCCGTCGAGCGGGTTGATTCTGACGTAGCACCCATCGTCACCGATGACTCCGAACGCCTCGCGCACCGCCTGCTCAGACGGGTCTACGCCGCCAGCCTTCTTCATCGGCCCCTTGCGAATCGTCTCTATGAGCCATGATGCCGTGAAGCTGTGGGCATTGACCGTGGGGATGAGCCTATCGTCCTTGCGGGCGAATTCGCCGTTGAAGCCGATAACGTCCTCTGGCTCGAACATGCCCTCAAGATAGGCTATGGCATCTGCGCGTGGATCGTACTTGTCTGCATCGAACTCTGGCAGGTTCTCGCGCTCAGCCGTCTTGTCCACGAACACGTAATCCCTCGTCGGGGCAACGTCCCGAATCAGCTGGCCCAGCACCAGTTCCTCGCCGTAATCGTCCGTCCACCCATTGAGACGTGCGAGATGGTCGATGGTGCCGCCCGTCGCTGGCTCACCAGCGTTGCGCTCGTTGAATGAGCGCCACTTCCGCTCGCAGACGCCCTCTTGGTACTTGGGTGACGAACGGCTCCACTCGTCCCAGACCTCCCAGCCGTAGCCCTCATGACGCAAGGCCATCCCAACCGTCACCCACACGCTGTAATCGTCTGCCGGGATGTACCTAAGTTTCTCGGTGATGTCGCTCATCGTTCATCCTATGCAACTCCTGCGCTATGACCGAAAGCTGGGCCACGAGCATGTCAAGTCGTTCTTCAAGGCCGTTCTGCGGCTCCTTCGCGCCAGCACAGAAGCGATCTACGCTGGTCTGTGAATTCTCGGCCATGACTAACTCACCCTATCAATGGCAGCGAACACGTCAGCAAGCTCCTCAAGCACCGCGTACTTGTTCTTGAATGCCGCCAACTCTCGCTTTGCTTCGGACAACAGCAGCTCTCGCTCACCGCGAATGCTAAGTACCTTGTTAACCTCGTGGTACTCGCGCTCCCCGTCAAACGAGAGTGAGACGAAGGCACGAGTCGGCTTGTCCACACCCTCCACCACGACCTCGACGCTGCGGATGATGTAGCTTGCTTGCGTCTCGCGGTACCTCTCGGCTGCGATTGCATCGTCCCACTCAAAAGCCGCATGAAGCGGCGCATCATCAGGACGGCTTGCTTCGACTACCTCGTGCGGCGTGAGTCTGCCTTGGGATTCCAGTCTCGCGCAAAGCTCACCAGCGGCTTGTGCTGACACCTTGAGCCGCGTACCAGACTTGAACTTGTATATCATTCGACCTCCTTACTGATAGATTGAGTGCCGTACCTGCCATGACTTACCTTGCCGCACCCCACCGCTACATATCACCAACTTGCCGCGACTTACCTGACCTGCCCCGACTCACCTGACCGTACCTTGCCAAAACGAACCCTGCCAGACCCAACCAGAACTTGACGCACCACTCCCTGCCTGCCATGCCTTAACAGACCGCGCCATAACCCAACACGCCGTACAGTACCCAGCAGTACCTCGACTAACCTCACCTGCCTGCCGTACCCAATCTCGCCCAACTCCACCTCACCGTACAAAACCAAACCATGCCGCGCCTTGCCTGCCAAACCATGCCGTGCCACCGCCCGACCATAACGAGCCGGTCCGCGCCTAACCCAACCTTGCCCCAGCTTGCAACGCCTGTCCTGAACTGACCATTACGTACCATGCCTGCCACGCCTAGCAGCGCCGTAACTAACCTCGACCGGACACAACAAACCGAGCCTGCCACGCCGAACCGGGCCATACCAGAACAAACGCGCCGAGCCCCGCCAAGCCTGCCGAGTCTTAAATCTTCAACTCGTACATGCCAAACTGACCGTCCTTCTCAGGACGCCACTCACCGATGCCGCAGACGAAGCCGCCGTAGTTGACCATGTTGAGAATCTGTTCGAGCGAATACTTGCCGTCGCGGTTGTACTTGAGTCGCAGGGGAATCTCCCATTCCTCGAACTCGCCGCGATAGCGAATGTCTGCGCTCTTGCTCATGCCACCGACGCGAACCATGTCCTCTCGCATGACTGGCTCTGACCCGACGATCTCGGCAATGTCCATCGTGGATGCGTCGGACGCGCCCTCGATGAAGAACGTTCCGCGCAGTTCCGTCTGCTTCACGTCCAGACCAGCGCGGTAGGCACCAGCGATGATGCTCTGCTTGATACCCGTGACGGGGAACCCAAACTTAGCACCAGCGGCAATCGCTGCCCCATAGTTCGCCTCGGCTTCCTCATCGTCATCACCCAGGGCGGGCTGCTCGGTGAGCCAATAAAGGGACTCAATGAAGTCGTTCACGGGAATCTTGATGTCGTGCTTCGCACCAACCTTCTTCCCGCGCTGCTTGTCGAGCATCATCTGCTTGGCCTTGTTGCTCCAAGCATGGATGATAAGCGGGGTTGTTCCTTTGATCGTAATCTCAACCGTCTCGATGTTGATTGGCTTGACCGCAATGGTCGTTTCCTTCTTCGCAGTTGCCATTGTGTTATCTTTCTCTCAGCGTTCTTCACCAGGCCCGTTCGCTCTGCAACAGCGGACGGGTCTTTTATTTGGGTACGTAGGTTCGCGGATTGATGTTTCGGGGTAGCCGCCATCCGTTCTTCGCGAGAATCCCCATCATCTGTGATGCCTGCTCGAACGTCCAAAGGTCGATGCCCTGAAAGCCATACTGCCTGAGCTTCCGAACTTGTTTCGCAGTTGCCAACCCCGCTTTCCTACGACGGAAAATCACGTCAAGGACCTTGCTTGCCTGTCCCTTGCACATGCCCTCCGTGTCAACACCAGCGTCCTCTATCAGCTTTATCTGCTTCTCGGTTGCGGGTTCCAACTCCCATGGGAATTCAGCGACGTAATCGGTGAGTGCCAGTTCGTTCACGTTCACGAAGAACGTCAGCGGGTCAACAAGTCGCGCCTTCTTCTTGGCGTTCCTGCGGATTGCGTCGGCTAGGGCGTTCCTACGCTGTTCCTCGGCATCCGTGAGCGCGTCGAACAGGTCAAGTTCCTCCTGCACCACCATCTCGGCGACCTTATGCGCGTCCTCGTCGTTCTCGGTAATGAGCGACGCGGGGCGGCAGAGGTCGTGCTTGGTCGCAAGCCAGAGGAAGTCAAGAATCAGGCAGTTCTCCTTGTTTGGGGCGAGTCGCAGCCCCCTACCAATCGCCTGAGCGTAGAGACTTCGCACCTTGGTGGGCCGCAGCACCACCACGCAGTCAATGTCCGGGCAATCGTAGCCCTCAAGAAGCAGCGATGCGTTGGTGAGTACAGAGCCCTTGCCAGCCTGGGAGAACCATTCCAGCTTCTCCTTGCGGTCTGGTGACATGCCATCCACTTCTTGCGCGTCGAACCCGTGACTACGCAGCATCTCGGCGAACTCCTGCGCCATCCTTACCAGCGGCAGAAACACGATGGTCTTGCGATCCCGTGCGTACTCGCACATGGACTTGGCAATCTCGGGCAGATATGGCTCAAGTGCGTCAACAAGACCGCCCAACTCGAAGTCACCCACGCGCGTCTTGACTTGCGTGAGGTCAATATCAATGGGGATGGTGCGTGCCACGATTGGTGACAGGTAGCCGTCTCGAATCGCGTCTCTCAGGCCGTACTCGTAGGCGATGCCCTCGAAGACGTTGCCCAGACCCTTGCGGTCAGGCGTTGCCGTCAGCCCCAACACCTTCGCGTTGGGGTACTGCGCCAGAACCTTCTGGTACGAGTCTGATACGGCGTGGTGGGCCTCGTCAATGACAAGCGTCTCGAAGCCGTCGTATGCGGGGCGGTTCACAAGCGTCTGCACCGAGCCCACGGTGATGGGTCGAATGTCAGTCTCGGAGCCCTTGACCTTGCCAGCATCACCGAAGGTTGCCCGCGCCTGCTCAATGAGCTCGTCGCGATGGGCAATGAAGAGGACCGACCCGAATTTCAGTCGGTCCTCGATGATGCACTTGGCTGTGTAGGTCTTTCCCGTACCCGTCATCATGACTAGGAGCTCTCGATTCCACTCCTGCCAATGGTCGCGTACCGCATCTATAGCCTGTCGCTGGTATGGGCGCAGCGTCCTAGTAGCCGTACCCATAGTTCGGTGTGTCGGGCTTCACGAACGGCATGCCGTCGTTCACGCGCACCTGCGGGGCCACGTCGGGCGAATAGAACTCGTCAATGCGCGAGTAGAGGTTGCCGTTGCCGCCGACCTGCTGGACGATCTTGCAGGTGCCGGTCTTGCCAACACATTGGTCGAAGTCCAGCTTGAACTCGTCACCGTGCTTGCCGATGCCGCACGCGACGAAGAAGTTGGTGATGACGAACTTGAGACGGGCCAGCAGCTTGAAGTGCTCGACCTTGGTACCCCAGACAGGGGTGCCCATCTCGTCCTTGTAGGGGATGAGCAGGGTCACGTCCACCTGCCTGCACGCGGGAATCTTGCTGTTCTCGTCGCGCGGCTGGTACATCGATACGTCCCAACCTTTGACCATGAAGCTGTAGTCACCATCTGGTGCCATGAACGAGGGCTCGTCCTTGATGGTTTGCCCGAGCTCAAGCATCTCCTCTGCCATTACACTACCTCCAAAATCCGTGGCTTCCTTATTACCTTCGTCATGCGGCACCACTCGCAATGGCCGCACCTTTCTGGCTTCTCCTCGCCGTTCTTGAGCGCGGCGATCCTGTCAAGCGCGTCTGGTGTGACCCGTGCCATCGCCTCGTCAAGCCTGTCCTGCGGCACCTGAATCAAGTCCAGGTCGCATGGGGTCTGCTTCGAGATTGCGGCGATGTAGAACGGCAGTTTGTTGCCCGTGGTCTGGTAGACCAACTCCTGATAAATCGCACCTTGCAGGTCGTAGCCCCACCAGCTGATAAAGTCCCACCAGCCCTCGTTGAAGTAGCGACGCTCGATGCTCTCGACCGTCTTGAGGTCTGTGATGAAGCCGTCACCGAGAACGTCCAGACGGCCCTTGAACTCGTGGCCGTGGATGGTACCCGTCACGACGCGCTGCTTCTCTCCTTGGAGCGCCCTCATGAAGATGCCACCGTTCTTCGCGTCCTCGTGAGCCCGCTCAACCATGTCGTTCACGGCCTTGAACTCGGCCTTTAGCTGCCCCTTGGTGGGGCCGCGCGAGGAATACATCTCTGGGTGGGACTCTCGGAACTCGTCCTGCTCTGTGTCGGTGCCAGTCAGCATCACGTCCACGTAGCTGCCCATGGTGAGCGCCTTGTTCGAGGGCCGCTGCCAGAGTCCCTGCGCCTCCATGACCGCACGCTCCTCGCATGCGGCGATACCTGGGGTGCCGAGGAAGTTCTTAAGCTGCGACGCGCTCATGTAGCGCATGTTTGCGTCCGTGCCGTAGTAGTCCTCGGGGCTACTCAACGAAGGGGTTGTCAACTTCGACCTCCTCCACTTCCTGCAGCGCGTCCTCTGCCTGCATGATTCGCGCCTGCTCGACGTTCTCCATGTCGAGGTCAATGCCCTTGCAGAGACGGCGGATAACCGACTTCTTGTACATCTCCTCGGGGAAGAACTTCCAAGCCGTGCCGCTCTGCGCCTTGCTCATGCGCTTGACGGCATCCAGCTGGGTCTTGCTCATCGTCTCGACCTTGATGCCGCCGTCCGCGAACTGCGCCACCGCGAACGCTCCGGTTATCGCGCCGTCGTTGAAGGGCTTGGGCTTGAAGACGATCCTCTCCTGCCCGTCCTCCATCCACGTCTCGAACTCGTCACCCTCGCGAACCACGTGGCCGTAGATGTCGGTCAGGGGCCGCTTGGAGAACTTCTTCGCCAGCTTCACCATGCCAGTGTAGGACGGCGTGAACTGCACCGTCTGGCCGTAGGGGACGGCGTAGCACTCCTTGTTGAAGAAGTCGAGTCCCAGGTACGCCCCCTTGAGAAGCGCCGGCACCAACTTCTGCTGCGGCATCCTCGAAAGCTGCTCGTTGTCCTGCACGAGCGCGACGGTGTTCTGCACGAACCGCGCCTTGTTGAAGTCTGCGGGGAGCGCGTCAGCGACGCTGGGCCGCTGCAACTCCGACGCAAGGACCATGCCGAGCTCTTCGCTCATAACTCAATCACCTTCCCGTCGATGCCCCTCTGCGCGAGGTAGCCCCGCCAGATCGCTATCGCGTTCCTCTTGTTCTCGTAGCGACACACGTAGTAGGCGCGACCATCAGCGCTGTAGTGCCAGACGCTCGTGACTCCCCTGAGTCGGCGCAGCCTACAGTAGTGGTCACCACACCTCGCTATCGCCTCGTCAACGCTCATAGCATCACCGCGAAAACCGCGAGCACGAGCAGACCACCAGCCGCAAGCCCGAGCATGAACCCGAACAGGCCACTCGTGAGTCCCGTGCTCCCCCATCCATCCATGTGCTACACTCCTTGTCGAGCGCATGCCGCCGCGCTCAAATCTCATGCGACCGTCCTAGTGGCGGTCGCTTGCTTTCTCTTCCCACTCGCGCAGCCAGTCCATGCGGATTAGCCGCCCGCGCTTCCTGCCGTGCGGGAGGTACGACTTCAAACGACCTTCCCGCATCTCGGAGCGGATGTAGTCCTCGCTCCTGTGCGTGAGCGCGGCTACCTCTGCCACGGTCAGACGTGGCTCGATTGCCGGGGTCATGCCGTACCTCCCACACGTAGATGCAAACAAAGAAATGACCTCGTGCCACTCAACGCTCTCCGAAGTGGTCCACGAGATTTCGGGCGCGTTTTTCGGACCCATTACCAGAGTTCCGCGCACGGCAGGGCATGCACTCCCTTACGGTGCTGTCACTCAAAAGCGAAGGTCGAGCCGTCCCTATCGGAAGTCCGAGATGGGACGATTGAGGAAGTCGGCGACGCGACAGACCTCGGGCCACTTCCATACGGACGTGCCGCACAGTCGGTCATTGAGCGCAGGGATGGAAATCCCCGCCGCCTCAGCAAGCGACTCCTTGGTGTTCTCCTTCTTGAGCAGCCACGCGCCGACGAGCTCGTTGATGCGATCCATCTGTCATTCACCTCCTGACGAAGTGCCGTATCCGGTACTCGATGCCAAGAACAATCTAGTGCCGGATGCGGTACTTGTCAACCAAAAAAGTACCGGATACGAAAATTTCTTTATGTCTGGGGTAGAATCCTTATTACCTACGGCCCTCGGATTGGAGTGAGGATGAGCGCGTTCGGTAAGGCCATGCAACAGATAATGGCAGAGAAGGGACTTCGCCAAGTCGATGTCGTTAACGCATGCGGCGAATCAAAAGGTTACGTGAACAAGGTCATCAGCGGATACATCGAGTCCGTTCCATTCGACCGCGCTTGCAGGATGATTGATGCACTCGGCGTGACGCTCGATGAGTTCCGTGAGGTCGAGCGCGGGTTCGAGGACGAGGATTAACCATGCGCTCGTCATGGGGCAGCGTGCGCCACATCTCCGGTGACCGCTGGGAGCTGCGCTGGTGGGGCAAGGACAAGAGGACGGGCGAGTACCGCCGCATGTCCAAGACGCACCACGGCACGCGTCGCACCGCAGAGCATGCGCTGGCAGAGTTGCGGGTGCTGCACTCCGACGATGCACCTGTGCCGTCCGTGAGCGTCATTTGGCGGGAGTTCTGCGAGGGCAAGGACGTGAAGCCACAGACGAGGGACAAGCGGTTCATGGCCTACTCAGCGCTCCCATGGAAGGGGCGCGAGGTCGATTCCATCACTGCGCTTGAGGTTCAGCAATGGCTCATGGAGACTGACACCGCGCCGTCCACGGCCCGCCGCGCCGTCTCGGTGCTGCGCGAGATTATGGATGCGTCCGTACTGCGCGGGTGGATCGTGGCGAACCCGCTCTCGGTCAAGCTGGTCATGCCCAAGGTCGAGCATCGGCCCAAGTACGTCTGGACATACGACCAGCTTTGCGAGATGTGGCCGCGCGGTGAGTGGTGGGAGCCGTCGTACCTCCTGCAAGCGTTCGGAGCCGCCCGCGTGGGCGAGTCGCTGGCGGTTGTCGCTGGCGAGTGCTCAATGATTGGCGAGGTCTTCTGCGCCCCGATTCGGGGGCAAGTGAAGAACGGCTCCGCTGGACTCGTTGACTACGCAAAGAACGACCAATCCATACGCACCTGCATGGTGGTGGGGCCAGCGGCAGCGAGGTTGTGGGAGCTCGCGCGTGACGGTCGCACCTGGCTCACCGACGATGGTGCAGGGAAGTGGTGTCCATACAGCACGCTATGGAGCACGTGGCGCGACCTGAACCACGACAACCCCATGAAGCAGTTGCGGGCGTCCTGCGAGACGTGGTGGCGGTGGGACCTGTGCTTGGAGAGCCACGTCATCGAGCGACTGATGGGCCACGTGCCGCTCTCGATGGGCGGCGTGACAGCCAAGCACTACGACTCGGCAACCGACGAGCAGGTTGCAAGGACGCTGCTCGCCGGTTACAAGTCGTGGGACGCTTAGGGGATTCTGGGGGACGTTTTCGGCGTTTCCGCAGGTAGACGGCCTGCGTCATTCCTCCATGTATTCATCTGGATAGGCATCAGCAAAAGTCAGCAACACCCTCTAGCTGGGCTTTCTCGAAAAGGAAAAGGCCACCTAGCTGGCATTTGGGGGATTCTTGGGGGATGTTTCGAGACAAAAGAAGGGGCCACCCCGAAGGGTGACCCCTGTTGCACGAGCGGCGTCATGGCATGTGAATGTGAGATGGGGGTGGCGTGTGCCACGATGCGGGCGAGCGAAAGGAGGGAGTCCCGCCCTCGCCGCTGTGCTTGCTAGATGAGCGCCCCAATTACGAGCCCGACGAACAGGCCGACGAGGAAGAGCAGCGTCTGCCTGTCCTCGCGCTCCTCGATTCTGCGCTGGTGTCGGTCGTAGGGGCTGCCGAAGATGTCGTATGGCATGCCTACTCCTCGGGGCTTCGCGGGGCGTACTTCTCCACGAGCGAGCGCAGGTGCTTGGGATATCCTCCTCGGATTGACTGGCAGAGGCGGGCGAACTCCTCCTCGGTCAGCATGACGCGGGGAAGCGCCGAGCCGTAGCACGCCTTGGCGATCTTGTCGAGGACGCTCACGTCCGCAGGGGTCGTGAGGTCGTTGATATCCGCTCCGTCGAACCAGACGAGCGTGTTCCTGCCCTTGATAGAGATGATGCAGTCCATTGTCTCCTCCGTGCTCTCGTATTCCTCGTACCAATGGAGGCTCACGCTCTCCCATCCTCCGTCGCCCTCTCGGTGCGTCTGGCTGTAGCCGTGGATGGGGTGGTCGATGGCGTGCTCCATGACCTGGGCCATCGCCTCGGCCATCGGGATGCCGTCCACCGTCTTGTCGCCGACGTATCGCCAGCACTCCTCCCACTTGGACGGGTAGTAGGGGCCTGACGCGACCTCCCATCCGGTCTGGTCGCCGGATTGTGGGCCAGTCACCCCGCCCGTCTCGTCGATTCGCGCCCCGCCGCACGTGGACTCGCCGAGGTACATCTCGGTGTGACCCTCGCGCCAGAGGACGTCGCCGCGCTCCGGCTTGTACAAGTTGCGCCGCTCGAAGCCGATGGCGGCGAGGATCTGCCTCTCGTTTCCGGTCCACATGTAGGTGTCGTAGTCGAGGAGCCAACAGGCAGCTAGGATTCGCTTGATTAGGCTAGAACAGTCTGCGTCGCCAGTCATGAAGCGGACAACTGCGGTCAGCAGCCTAGTCAGCATGCAGGCCCCCCTTAGACCTCGCGAGCATCTGGAACCAGTCGGTGTCGGAAATCTCGGGGTGCATCTCCGCGTAGATTTCCAGAAGTGACCAGACCTCCATGAGGGCGAGACTCACGCCAACCGTGATGAAGATGGGTTGGAAGCCGAGGTCGAGACCGGACAGAAGCATGGCATCAACGATGTCGGCCACGCACATCAGCCCCAGGTTGGAGAGCTTCTTGATGAGGCCCTCCCTGAACCTCGCCGACGAGAAGTCGTGTGCCACGAACATCGCGTTGAGCGAGCCGAAGAGCATGTCGAGGAGGGACAACATGAGAAGCGCGACAATGAGCGTCTGCGGGACGGGGCCGCGCAGAGGCTCGATGAAGGGTTGGAGAAGTTGCATGACTACTCCCCCACTTCCGCGACGTAGGCGTATGACTCGATGAGGGTGCCGTCGCCCTCCAGGAGGACCGCCGCGTGGCACGGCCTGCCGCTGGTCGCTGCGTCGGCGAGCGCTGCGTGGTACTTCTGCTCGGCAACGCGCCTGTCCTTGCCCGTGTAGAGCACGTCGGCTGCGGTGCCGCCCTCGTCGTTGGT